CTAGTTAACTCTTGTTGACTGATTTTCTTTATTTCGCCGGGCGTCATGTCAGGGTTAGCCTGCTTTTTAGCATTGACGGCGGCATTAGCTATTACCTGGGCCTGTCTCTCACGAGGTGCATTCTTAAGGGCCACGTTAAGTTTAGCTAATAAGGAGTCTACTTCCTCTTGATAGGTCTTCTTGGCGGAGGATGAGTACTCTATCTTACCAGCTGTAACCATCTCCTTACGGGCCTGATTAGCTAGAGCTTTCATACGATTAGCATATTCAGCGTAAACTCTTTCTGCCGGGGTGTTAGCATCAGACACAAGAGTAAAGGCATCGTCAGTTTCTGCCATCTTAGTAGATTGCTGCGTTCTAACACGGGTCTTTCCTGTGTCTTCTTTCAAAACCTTACCAGTTTTAGGGTCTATTAAATATTTACCTGTTTCAGGGTCTTTAAGTTTTTTATATACCTTGTACTCCTCATAGACCTCTTTATAAGTCTGTTTACCGGTTTCCTTATCGATGATTGGACTACCTTTTCTCTTTAAAACAGAGGTTTGCGACTTGGCTCTTGAGATTAAAGTAGCTGCTCCTTCTCTGTATCGACCCTCTTCGTCATAAGTACCTTGGTATTTTTTCTTAAGAGACGCGATACCATTGTCAAGTTCACTTTGTTTATAGTCTAATTTATGTTTTTCAGCATCGATGACTACCATGCTATGACGAACGGCTCTTGCTAATTCGTCTTGAGTGGCTCCTTTTAGAGTCATATCCGTAATCAGATTACTAATTTTACCCATCTCTGTCTGGGTGTTTTTCATTACTTTAAAAGTTCCTTCTTTTTTACCGCCATACTCTAATTTTGGATCGAATCCCTCAAGACCTTTTAGTGGTGGAGTAGATGTGATTTTAACTTTACCCCCAGTAGGGATGACCATAACCGTATCACCGTCAAAGTCTGCTCCAGACAATCGTTCAGCCACTTTACTGTTAATACCAATGGCATCTGCTGGAGTGTTTCCCAAAATCCTCCGAGCTTCTGCTTGTTTATTATTAACGGTTAGGATTGGAATTTCAAACGTTCCACCATGAGGGAATCGTATAAGTGCTACTTGTTCGCCATTTTTATAGTTAGGAGCATATACTTCATTATCTTTCATAGACGTAATAGGTAATATTACCTGATACTTTTGTCTTGGTAAAGCCGCTGCCTGTAGGTGAATGGCTGCAGAATCACAATCATCCGAAAAAGATTTTAACAAAGCCTTTTTTACTGTAGGATTTGTAAGAGACATAATCTCGTCAAATTCTGCTTGTTTATCAGCCGATGCTAAATTAAGTTGTTTTTTTATCAAAGTTATACTTTGTTTAGAAAGAAACTGGGAGGGTAAATTTTTACTCCATTCGCCCCAGTCTCCTTCTTCAGCTCTCTTATTAATAAGTGATAGTTGACGTTTTCCATCCTTGTCGATGTAATAACTTTGACCTCCTGCTTTAATTAGAGAACCGAAAGGGTTATCGGGATCATTTTTAATATCTTTTAGCACGTCTCCTTTGGGAGTTCCTTGTTTCTTATTGGTATTGAAAACAATGTCAACTCCATCTGGCATATCGTCAGAGTATAAAGCCATTCCTTTCATGTATTTATTGTTATCTACTAGAATACGAACTTGTGCGTAATGGGATTCTCCTAAAGAAAGATCATCCACTCCTCTTCGGATCTCGATTAAACCGTCTTTGTCGGCCCCGCCTTCTTCCGCATAACGAATCTTAATACGATTAGAATCCATACTCTTAGGATAAACAAAGGTATCAAAAGTATCTCCACCATCGTGAGAAACATATTCGCGAACGGAATGAACTTTGTTAAAATCGTATATCTCTCTATGTTCAGTTCCGGGAGGACAGAGGACCTGAATATTTGTTTGTTTGCCAGGATTGGTCGCTTGCGGAACTCCTCCACCGTAGCGCTCGTATCCTTCCATCTCGAGAATATAAAGAGCTTGTTTCATCTTTTCCTTAGAAATTCCTAATTCACGCTCGACGCCAACTCCAACATCGATCATGCCTTTTTCGTCGACTTGCTTCTTTAGAAATTCGGCAGTTTTTCTAGCCTGATTCATACGGGCTTCGGAATCTTCGTTAAGAAGGGAGCGTATAGAGGAATCGTTTTTATATCCCATCTTTTCCGCAATCTCATTAAGAGAATATCCCTTCTCTCTTAAACCTTTAGCTGTGGCAACTTCGAGAGATCTTCTTTCATCTTTCGCTAATCCGACTTGTGTTCTAAGTTGAGTAGTTGTTAACCCCATGTACTCGGCAACTTCTTTCTCACTCATACCGGATTTCTTTAATTCGTTTACTCTACTGAGAAAATCACCGCTACGCTGATAGGG